GCAGTTGACCACAACCGCATTCTCCCATGCATTCAGCTATACCGCTCAGGCAGAATATGCGACTGATTCGGATGAGAAGGCAATCGAGAACTTTGCAACATGGACTCGTGCTTTCGCTCCTAAGCAGTTTGCCAACTTCCTTGATGTTATGGCTCAGGGTAATGGTTCCGGCCAGATCGATACGATTCTCTCGACGGTTCTGTCGGGTGGATTGGTTGTCGGTATCGTCGTAACCAATGCAAACTTCTTCCTCGATGATCAGGACATTGATGTCTGGACGGGTGTTGGTGGTACTTTCATCACCTCCGTTACAGTTCAATCTTCGGACATCCTCGGTAACACTCTCTGGCTACAGACTCCGGCTCCTGCAACGGTTGTTGCTGGACAGGGACTGTTCGTCAGCAAATCATCTGCTCAGGCCAATTCCAGCCTTATGGGTATTCGCGCTTATCAGGTTGGCACGAACACTGGCAACTGGATGGGCGTACAGCGCTCCGCATGGCCCGGAAAGTACAACACACCCAACGTTCCGGTAAACGGCGCTCTGACACCTCAAAGCGTTCGTGCATTGCAGTCCTTGGTTGAGCTTTCCAAGGGTGAAGATGCAGATGACGGTATGGTCGCTCACTGCAACGTGGATGCCCGCGATGCATGGGAGCAGAATGCACTCCTCGTACAGCACATCGATATGGCACAGCTCAAGGGCGATACCAGCGTCGATATGCTCAAGCGGAATGCACCGACCCAGATTGGTGGACGCGAGATGATCGTCAACCCTCGCGCTCTCCCAGGCTACATCGATTTCCTGAAGTTCAAGAACATCTTCAGCATCGAGACGGCACCGGTAGATTTCTATAGCGTCGCAGGCCAGACACTCTTTCCGCTGTACGGAGCGAGTGGCGGCATTATGACGGCTATGGTTTTCTATATGATATACGAAGGTCAGATCGGAATGGTACAGACGAGGGAGAATGCCTTCATGTCAGGCATAACCATCCCGAAATTCATCCTGGGGCACTAGATTTTAAAGGACTTATAAATTAGTTGAATTCTGCCCTCTTATTCAGTAGTATAAATGGATAGGAGGGCATTTTCATGCCGAAGAAGGGCGAAAAGGTAAGCGAAGAAACTCGATTGAGAATGAGCGCTGGCGCTAAGAGTAGGCCATCGCGTTTGATCGGTAGATATGGATTAAGTAAGGAAGATGTGGAAATTTCATATTCCGCAGGAGAGATTTGGTGTAGCCGCTGCAAAAAGTTCAAAACCAGAGAACACTTCAATCGAGATCGACAGACAAGATGCAAAGAATGCAGTGCAGAACTTTATCAGATGCATTACGCAAAGAATAAGGAAAGGCTTCTCCAGGATCGCAGGAAATATTATGTGGATAACCGCGAACAGGAGATTTATAGAGCTAAGGATAGATCGTTCGCTAGGTACGGAACGGATAGGACTTGGTATGAAGAAACTCTCGCATCTCAAGGAGGATGCGCTATTTGTGGAACTAAAGCGCCAGCCGATGGTCAAGAATTCTTCCATGTCGATCATAATCACAATTGCTGCACCAAAAAGAAAACTGCCTGCGATAAATGTCGACGCGGTATCCTATGTGGTCGCTGCAATACAACTCTTGAGCGAATGGAAGTTATACCCAACTGGGCAGCGAATGCTGTATCCTATCTTAGAAAGTACGGGGTGGAATTAGCGTGAGCACGATTCTCATAGGCAACGACACGGCAATCCCGAATCCAACCCACTACCCCATGCCAATGTCCCGTTACGGCACGAATCCATACGGCGAACCACTCTTTCGAATAGTCTATGCTCCATCAGTCAAGTTAGTGGTGGGTGGAGAGTTCCAGGACGGCTTTACGGGCTATAGAGTCCGTCCGGCCTATCGCCACATTGGCTCTGAATGGATCATCGAGAAATGGATCTCAGCTCAAGAGGCTACCGGACAGACAGAAGCGGCCTATAACCTTGAGTGGAAGAATCCATATACCGGTCTGATTAGCACTGGACCCTATCCTTCCCGTGGCCAGTACCATTATTGCGAAACGATCAAGAATCCAGGCGATATCAACGCTGAAGTCTTGACACAGCTCATCCTGAAGGCAAAGAATAACGACCCTGCGGCGAACCATCGTGCAATGATGGCTACAATGGAGGCAGAAGAGAAGGCGCAGGATAATGAACGGTTTGATCGCTGCAAAGAGCTTCTCCCGGCATTTGGTGTGCGTGCCGCCAACCTCGGAGGCCATGTAAAGGCAACGAAGTCCGCGCCTATCATGAAGTCCGCGAACGAACTTGGGATGCATACCAATGGTGCAGTCCAAGTAAACAAAGGAGTTTCCTAATGCCGTTTGACCCTAGAGTTACCGCAGTCGATGCAAATCAGGCTCTTCAGGGGAAGCTGTCGCAAGCGCGTCAGCGACGTATCCCGAAGATGCTGGAGCAGGTGCGACGCCTTCAGCAGTCAGAGACTTACCATATCTTCAATGTCGGACCATGGCCCCAGGTGGTCAATACAGGCTCTACGGGGACGTTTTATATCCCTGGATGCCCGGACGATAAGCCATATGTCGAGATGACGGTTACGATTCCTGCAATTATCGAGGAATTGATCATCAAGGACGAGATGGAGTTCACTGCAACCATTGATGATGGATGGGAACACTTTGCGCTTGAGATTGTTGGCGATGGACGTGGTCAGAACCCTGAGCATTCTCTGCGTAACTTCGGCATCTTCCCGTCGAAGTCTGAGATTCCGCTTGAGGGTGAGATTGCAGAGGCTAAGAAGCGTCTTCATACGAAGTGTGCGCATTATGTTCGTGAGGCTCGTGATCTTTACCAGACAGATCGCAAGCGCTTCTCCCAGGTTGTGCGGCCTGAGGTTCACTATAAGGCTGCGGACGTGCTGAATCTGACGGATGAGTCTTGGCGCACCGAGTCTTCACCAGCCGTGAAGAATAAGTGCATGTTCTGCGGTACGATGAATGATGAGATCGCTGTAAAGTGCCACAAGTGCAACGAAATTATTGATATCGAACGTTACCGCGCACTCAAGGCTGCCCAGGAAGATCATTCCGAAGCAAAACGTCCTGTTGGTCGTCCAAGAAATCCTGAGAACCTCTAATGCCTATCGTCATTCCTCCTATTTCGGTATCTGCTCCCTATGACACCGTAGACGATTGCCTTAATTTGACTCGGGCAAGAGTGAATGACGCGATTGTTACCATAGGGGGCGAGATCCTAACCGATACCGCCCCTTTTACTCAGGTTTATACGAATGGTGCATGGCGACGCTTTCAGGCTTATCTAGCAAACCTTGGATTCTCCCGTTTTCGCACCAGAATCATCTTGTCGAACTTCCCTGTAGTAGGGACGCAGGATCCTGCCATCCAGACTTATCTCAACTGGTCTGAATACTATGATGGCGTAAGCTTCTACATCCCGAACGATGTTTCGGTGCTTCCCCAAGACTTCATTCTTCCTCTAAAGATCGCAGAGCGCCAGACTGGAACAAACTCTCCATTCCGTCCTATGCAGATGGGATTAGATGGCCTGCCAGATGTACGTAAGTGCCCGTGGAATCAGTTCTGGGACTGGCGTGATGACAAGATCTACATGCCGGGTGCCTTGATGCGGTTTGATCTGCAAATCGAGTACTCTCGTTATCTTACTGACTTCGAAACAGTTGGCGAGATAGAATGGTTTGAGCAGCCAGTCCCGATTATGCGTTGCTTGAGTGCATTCTCGAACTATATTGCGTATGAGTTTGCGAAGACGAGAGCCGATCTGGATGCTGCGGTATTCATGGCCGATGCAAAAGCAGATGCGATGTATCTGTTCAATAACGAAGTCGGTATGAAGCAGAGAACGAATCCATCACGAAGAGCCTACAATGGTAGGAACAGCGGTGGGTATAATAACAATAATCGTGGCGGTTACTAGAGTTACGACCTAAGGAGAACCAAATGGCTATTACCGCAACACTAACTACGGGCCTCGCCCTGAACGATACCACGCAGGCTACGCAGATTGTGCGCGGTACCCTTACTTTCTCCGGTAGCTATCCTGCTGGTGGAGATATTATGGCCCTCAACCTTTATGGAGTTCAGTCAAATTACATCCCTGTACGTGTATTTGTGTATGAATATCCAGCGGTTGGAGCAGCCCCTACTGGATATGAATTCATTTATCTGAGTGGTACTGATCCTTCGAATGGACGCCTCTATATACTCCAGAGTGGAGCGGCGGTTAGTTCCCCCAATGCTCAGGTTACTCCAGGAGCATATTCTACCTATCCTGGACTTGTAGCAGCGGGTGCAGCAGGTGCTATTCAGTTTGAGGCAGTCTTTCAGCTTGGGAACTAAGTAAGGGGTTTACGTGGCAAACAATCCGGTAGGTTCTGTAGACTGCGGTGTGGACACATTCGGCGGATGGGTCACCGAAATGAGCGCCGAGAGTCTCCCTTCCGGGTTGTCCCCCGACAATGCTGAGTGTGCATTCGCTCCCGGCTCCGTCCAGACACGCGGAGCATTCAACAAGATCTTCGCTACTGCATTCCCTCCTGCAAATCTAGGCAATCTTGTCCCGACGATGACCGGCGGAAAGAGCTTCGTTGACCCCAAAGGCAATATCAAGAACCTCTTCTTCGACTCGAACGGAGAATTGTGGGTTGAGGATGTAACGAACTCACCGGGAACGTATACCCCACTCTATGCATCAACTCCAGGCAGCTATATGCAGTCGATCACCGAGTTTGGGCGTGAATATATCGCCATCTCGGACGGATTGCATGGTGCTGATATTCCGCTCATGTACGATGGTATATTCCTTGATAGATACACGCAGGATGCACCTGGTGCGCCGCCAACGATTACTAACTTAGTAATTCCCGGTCAGCCTCTCGCGGTCAATGCCAGCGCTTCCTATACGGTGACGACGGTTAAGCTGAATGGTACCAATGCGCTTGAGGTTGATGTTGTTCCAGTCGTACCCGCCAACGTATTGGTCCCGGGAACGGTCATAACTATTGCGGGAAACTCTCTCTACAATGTGACTGGAACGGTATTGAGTGTACAGCGGGACTTTTCAGGCATCGTTTCGGCTATCTTTATTACTTATACCGGATCGAATCTCGGAACTGGAACTGGTGGTACTGCTACTAGCCCCACATATTCCTTATTGCGCTCGAATAATATCGTGAGCGCTAGAACCCTAAATCCTCATGGATTACAGGTTGGCTATCAGGTTAGGATATCGGACACCACGGCAGCTACCGTGACCGGAGCGACTTGGGTTATCAATAATGCCAATCTTCCGGGGATAGCGACTATTACCCTTCCTGGAACGGCGCTCAATGGGATTAGCGCAGGAGAGACCGTATCTCTTGCGCAAGACACCGGACTAACTCCTTGGCTAAGCACATCAAATGATGATTTGAATGTTTTCACGGTAGTTGCTGCTCCAGCCCCAAATCAGTTTCAAATTCAGATAAGTGCTCAATCTGGAACTGCCGGGACTCTAAAGGTATCTTATGCGTGGAACGGCATCTTCTACGTAACAAGTATACCGACTGGTAACAGCTTCACTTATCAACAGCGCGGCCCGAATGACGTCTATAGTGGCACCGGTAATGAGTTCCCGCAGGGACAGGCAGCCCCGGGCAAACATCAGATGCAAGTTGCTTTCTTGCGCAGGCAGGGAGGACTTACTGCTCCTTCACCGCCAATCGTATTCGAGGCTAATGGAGATTCCTATCTCAGCATCAGCAATATTCCGATTGGGACATCTGCGGACATTATTGGCAGGGTTCTACTATTCACCGGAGCTGGCGGCTCACTCTTCTATTACATACCCGTACCCGCGATTATCGAAGGTCTTATTATCTCGACAGGTACGGTCATCAACGACAATACAACGACGAGCGCAATCCTTGATTTCTCCGACAATACCCTATTCGCTGCGATTGCCTGCAGTATTCCAGGGAACAACCTTGCCGCACAGATCGTAGTTGATGGTTCACTTGGATTCGCATCCTATGCAAGTCGCCTTATTACCTACGGCCAGCGCAACCGAGTGCAGAATCTGCAGAATATGGGATTCGAGGGCGGATTGCTTTCTCTCTCTAATCCTGGTTACCCGCTTGGATGGGTCTCTGATGGCCGTGGATCGGTTCTCGCACAAGGCGCAGGTGGCGTAAAGCCAGGGTCTGGATGGTCTATTCTTAGCGGAACGACTTCTACTATCCAGCAATCAGCATTCCAGGATGGATATGGTGCTCCCATCCTGAATGGGAATACTCTCTATAAGGTTCGCCTATTCCTTTCTAGAAGCTCGAACACGAATAATAGCTTCGCTACTATCACATACAATATTCAAAGTCCTTCTCTGGGAATACTTGCAACCGCAGTGATATCTACACGGCTCACTAGAACAGGCGCATGGTTCGAAGCTACATTCAGCGCTATGACTCCTCTGAGTATCCCCTCAGATGCTGTGCTTTCGATGACATTCCAGTGGCCTGGGGCGGGCGGAGAACGTGCCGTTCTAGACTAACAATCGTTGATATTTTCGGATAACCCTTATACCGATACGATTGAGTATGGTTCCTATATCAATAACCCCGAGGGATTGGATGGTCTAACTGGCGTCTTTGGCCCGGCCAATGATACCCATAAGATCATGAACAACGGAATCATTCGCGGCAATCTCTATATGCTGACGCGCGATCCTTCCGGTAATCTCCATGAAACGAGCGACAACGGCACGACCGAACCATCTGGCTGGACGATCAATGATGTAGCTAGTGATTGCGGATCTCTCTCAGCGTTCTGCCTCACTACTTCCCAGGCTGATGATAATACCTCATCTGGCGGTGAAGAATGGTTCGCATGGGCATCTGAGGCTGGTGCAAGGCTATTCGGAGGCGATCAACCGTGGAAGATTAGCCAGGAGATTCAGCCGAATTGGAGAAGTCGTGGTACTGCCGTACAGGTCAATATGGCTGCTGCGACGACGATCTGGGCAATCAATGATCCTGTCGACCGCGTGATCTACTTCGGAGTCCCTAGAGGAACTGCAACGGCGCCGAATACGATCTATACCGTAGATTACAAGGAACTCGACACGGCCTATGCGATTGCGAATGGCGATCCAATGCGCCCCTATGGCGGCCAGATCGTAACCAGTGATCTCGTCCGCAAATGGAGTCCCTGGATGCGGTCATTCAATGGCGCAGCAAGGATCTATCGCACGCCGGGGCAGTTGACGCTGACATTCTTCAACGGAAATGGACAAACTCCAGGACTTGCTGCTGGATTCGGTAATATCTATCGCCTCAACCCGCTTTTGAGCACCGATGATGATTACGGCCAGATCAATAGCTATTACGTGACTGCATCGTTGCCTTCGCGTAGCCAGGAGATTCAGCTTCAACTCGGCCCGGGGATCAAGATGCTTACCTACCTAACCGGTAGCCTGAGCGGTATCGGAAACATCATCATCACACCATTACGTAATACGCTGACAAATGCATGGCCTTATGTCTGCACGCGACCTCTTGTGACTGATCCTACCTTCGATTTAGAATGGGTTGGTGCGAATGTATGGGGACAGAGAATATTCTTCAAGGTGCAACCGGTACCAGTGACAGGTACTGATAACCGGTTTGTTTTGAACAAATTGTTCTTATTTTTCCGGAAAAACCGCATTGGAGTACGTGGGAGTGCTTACTAATGGCGACTTCAGACTTAATCTCAAAAAATTTAAGTTACATTCGCGGCTTGAGTTCTCCTGATATGCCAGATATCGGTTCGCGGATTTTCGAAGTGTTCCAGGGAATACTTCAGCAGAATCAGAATGTCCAGATGCAGACCAACTCTAACGGAGACGGTACGCCAGCTCCTCCTCCGCAGGTAAATGGTGTACAGGTCTCTGGAGCGAACGGCTATCTCCATGTAGCAGTGAACGATACGAACGATATCTACTCCGGCGTGCAATATTATGCCGATCACGCCGATAACCCGAATTTCACCGATGCACAGACTGTCCCAATGGGAGCTGCGCGCAATGTGAATATTCCCGTGGGAAATCAGGATCGTTATGTGCGCGTCTATTCTTCCTATGGCAGTAGTCCAGCATCTTCACCGGTGGTGCATGGAGGAACGACTCCAGTTTCCGTAAATGGTGGTGGAACGAATAGCGGTCCTGCGTTCTTACCTTCACAGGGGAGCGGTACTGGCCTACCTGGACAATCCGCGGTCGGTAACGGCCAAGTACCTTTCCGTAGCCAGAATGGGAAGCCTCCGATCAGAAAGATCCAATCATGAGGGTGCGCGACTGGAAAGCCAGCGATATTCCGAAGCTCCGCAAGATATACGAATCCTCAGACTACAAATTCGACTTTCCTGATCCATCCTCCCCCCTCATGGAGGATGTTTTTATTGTGGAAGATGCTTCCGGTGAGCCAATCTCAGCCGGATATGCTGTCCGCAGTATTGAAATGATCATGATGATTCGACCCGATCATGCTCTTGTAAAGATCCAGGCGATTGCGAAGTTGCATGAAGCGATGCGAGAGAGTTTGGCGAAAAAGGGATACGATCAGGCGTTTGCGGTGGTTGGCGATCACCTAAAAAGCTATGCTCGGCACATGCAGAAACTCTTCAATTGGAGAAAAGACTACACGCTCTTTAGAATCTTCCGATAGGATAGAGTATGTTACTGAAGTAACGTGAGGTTATCGAATGGGGTCGAGTGGCGTTAAGAAAGACGCTTTAGCTAATTCCGGTACAGCCAATGCCATGTCGAGTGACCTTTACGGTAACTCTCAAGCAGCCTACGGGACACTTGCCCCTCAGCTTCAAGCAGAAATAACCAATCCCCAGGGGTATACACCAGCAGAAAAGGCAGCGCAGAACACTGCTGCACAGCAATCCACCGGTGGTTCAATGTCCGGGGCAGTCGGCCAAGGGGCATTACAATCGGCTCGAACGCGCAATGCTGGCGGTTCGGCGGCTGCAATTGGTCAATCGGCTCGTACGGCAGGACAGAATCTCTCGAATGCTGCACTTCAGACCGAAACAAATGATGCGAATCTCAAGCAAGCTAATCGTCAGGCTGGCCTGACTGGTATGCAGCAGCTCTATGGGACAACTCTTGGCGGAAGCGAGAATGCGTTGGGTCTTTCTAATCAGGCACTTGGAGTTGCAAATAGTACCCCGAAGACTTTCTGGCAGCAAATGGCAACCACGGCAGGAACAGATGTATTAGGTGCTCTAACTGGACAGAAACCGAATTATTAAATTATGGCCCTAAATCCATTACTCTCGGAACTCGATAATCTTAGCCCTGGAGCCAAGAGCGCTCTTCTGGCTGCACATGCTTCTTCTCAGGCTCCTCCAGTCAATCAAGGCATGGCGGCACCGGTAGCACCAACTCATATCGCTCCACCGGTTGATATACCTCCTCCGGCACTTGGTGTACCGCCTCAGATGGGGTCTGGCGCGGCCTCGCCATCACTTATGGGCGGTTCAGCGGCTCCTCCATCTATGGCCGCGCTCGGAGCTGGAGCTGGTGCAGATGCTGGACTTGGTAATCTTCCTGCACCTCCCAAGGCTGTCGCTGCTCCACGTGGAACATTGATGGGAGATCAGGACGAACGTAATCGATTGATAAGTTCTGGAAGTGGAATCCACCAGATCGAGAATCCTTGGCTGAAAGGTCTTGCGACTGCTGGAAACATTATCGGAGGAGCAGTGGCACCCGGCCTGATGCAAGCAATACCGGGTACGGAGCAGCATCACAATCTTCTATTGAATCAGGCGAATGCGGCAGTCGGGCAAGATGTAGGGAATGCTGAGAAGCAGGCGCAAACACAAGAACTCGGGGCGCAGACAGAACAGCGTCAGGCATTGGCGCAACAGGAGCAAGCTAAGGCGCAATCTTTGCTTCACCCTGAGCAGCATCAGAAAGAAGATAAACCGGAGAACCTGCAGCAGGAATATGCGGATGCAGTCGCCGATGCGGTACATCGCGGAGTTGACCCTTCGACCGATCCCAAGGTTCAGCAGTGGGGGGATGCAATTACAAATCTCCAGAAGCAGCCGACTCCGAAAGAGCAGAACAAGGATGATAAGTTCATTGCGATCCAATCTAAGATGGCTGCAGGTCAACCACTTACACCTGAAGAGAAGTCTTTTGCGCAGGGTTATCAAAAGTTTGTCGATGTAACTAAGACTCAACCTGGAGTTGCACGTACAAGTGTTCTTCTCCAGATGCCTACCGCGATTGCCGACCCGAATAATCCAGGTGGATTGGTCTATTCAACTCGCCGTGGTGCTATCGGCCAAGGTGCTCCCGGTGGAATCGAGACGCAGGTACCATTGAATGTGGCTAAGAGCTTCACCGCTGGCCCGAATGCCGCAACGCTCACCAACATCAACACCGCGGATTCTCATATCCAGCAGTTAGCGAAAATAGCTAAGTCTCTCAATAACGGAGACTTGACCGATGTGAATAAGCTGGCTAATACCTATAAAGAGCATACCGGAGAGGCTGCTCCGCTGAACTTCCAGCTTCTCAAGACTGCCCTTGCTGCTGAAATAGGAAAGACGACATCTGGTGGAGTTGCGACAGTTGAAGAGACTAAAGAGATTACGAAGGCTCTCAATGCCGCCAATTCTCCCGAACAGATCCAGGGAGTTACCGCTCAGGCGCAGAAGCTAATGCACTCTAAACGCGATCAGCTTCATGCACAGTATAACCAAGGTATGCAGGGACAGGCCAACTTCAATGCTCCGGACGAGAATGTTGGCCAATTTAATGTAAAAGCTCCGAATGGGAAGACTTACAAGTTCAAAGACCAGAACGCCGCAGATAACTTTAAGAAAACTGCGGGGATACAGTAATGGCTACGACACCCATTGACTATGATGCCCTCGCGAAGCAGCACGGCGCTACGGTAGATTACGATACTCTTGCCCAGCAACATGGTGGCGAGGAGAGCGCCGATGAAGCCCAGATTGTACCCACGCAGCCAGGATCGGTGAATCGTCTTGGAGATTTGCCAACTCTCAAGGCCAACTATCAAGACCTGATGACTCCGAAGCCAGGTCAGCATGGTCATGAGTTCTTTCGTGGGATGGGTGAGAATCTTATTGCCCCAGCAGTCAACGCTATCCAGCACCCTGTGGATACTCTTGCGGGGCTGGGTAAATCAGCGGTGATGTCTGCGCCTCCAGTAGCACTCTACAACCAGATTACGGGCCATCCAGAGCGTATCCCCGGGTATCAGGCTGGAAACGATATGGCAACAGAACTCCAGGAAAATGGAGTGAAGGCTCTTCCGCATCTCGCAGGACAAGGTGTAGGTCTTCTGATGGGTGGAGAGCTTGCAGGAGGGGCTGGGAAGCTCCTTGGAAAAGCTGGCAACATCGCTCGGGAAGGTGCAGCAGGTTTAAATAATGCGGCAATAGGGACAAGTGCTGGAGATATGGCCTATGGAGCAAATCCAGGTAAAGCCCTATCCACGAATAGGATCATGGGTCTCAGCCCTGCTAGTGTAGCCTCCAAGGTTGAATCGCGCATCCCTGCAGCAGTAGAAGAGCATCGTGGAATAGTTGGATCAGCTCCGCAGAACACTTTGATCAATACCGGTCCAATCGTGAGTGATCCATTCAATGCTCAATTGGCAGAGAAAACAAATCCTCGTACCGGTGTAGCCAATACGGCTCAGATCCGTGGATCTAATCGTGCTCAATCACTTCTAACGAATGTTATCGATCCATCCAGTGGTAAGCCGACAATGATGATGCGTGATCCTAATTTGACTCCGCTCGAGGCAACGGATCTGAAGTCGAACATCTATGGAATGACTAAGTACGATCCTACGGGTGATTCGACAATGGCGAATACGGGGTTGAAGGGTGCGGCACATGGTCTAAAGTCGGCTGTAGAGCAGGCTGTGCCTGAATCCATCCCATCTGGGCAAAGACTCCACAATCTTATGGCTGCTAAGGATGTTCTTGCTCCCTCCTCGGCATCTCGCGGTGTAGATCTAAGCAAGAGTGGCCTATTCAAGAATGCCGCTACGGCAGGCATGACTGGTGGCGCTGCAGGATTAGACTTGCTCGGGAATGCGGCCCAGAATGTAGGCCCAGGATTGAATCTAATCGCACCACCATTAGCAAGAACATCGGTATTCGCAAACGCACGTAAAAAGGATGAAAATCAATGAAAAAGATCCTTATTGCAGTCTTTCTTCTCCTATGCCCCGTAGCCTATTCCCAGAGTAATAGCCGTTTCGACTATGCTGCGACGACTACGACTGGTAATGGGTCTTTGCCTCCGGTGTTAGCTATACCTGGAGCTGGAATCCAATTCTTCTCGTGCTCCGGAGCGGCTTGCACAACTGCAGCGGTGACCTATATCTCGGCAACTTCGACAACGCAGTGCGCAGCTAATGTCCAAGTGACTTGGCAACCAAACGGCGCTTGCGTTGCGACCGCAGATAGCCAAGGCAACTTTGGTGGATGGTTTGCTCCTGGCCGCTACGCCTATACGATTACGACCCGAGGACAGACATTCGGACCTTATCAGTTTACCTTGGGGCCAGTTGGAACATCGTCTGCACCATCTATTGCTGTAACTCCTTTGGTTTTAAAGGGAGACAACCTCGGGAACGCTATCGCTGCAATCGCTGGTACCGATTATCTTACTCCAGCACAGGCGATACTTACTGCTCCATTGACGAATCAGACAGTAATACAGCCAGGAACGTCTTCATTGGGCATAAATACACTCAACAATGTTCTCTACGCTAATCAATGGTGCACTGGTGGGCTTCTCTCACAAAGCTGCCTATCGAATGCAGTTTCATCGATTGGAGCTTCCAATGCGACTATCGTCGTGAATTCAATTATCCCCATTAGTGCTACATACACAGTTCCAGCGAATGTAACGCTGCAGGTGGTTGGTTCCGGTGGTTTCAATATCAATAGCGGCCAATCTCTCATTATAGGCGGGTCATTTGATGCTTCTTTGCAGCAAGTATTCTTCGGTACGGGTTCACCTTATTTCTATGGAAGCAATATATCTGTCCTAGTACTTCCCCAGTGGTTTGGAGCCACTGGTAATGGGAAGGCGATGGGATACAACGCAACGGCAGGTAACGCAACGATTACACTACGTCCTCTGTCGGTCAACAACTTCGTTACGGGCGATATAGTAACAATGGTTGGGGCTGGGACATCAGGAGCAAATCTTACAGCAACTTTGACTGTATCCGGTGGAACTATAACAACTTCTCCTGCTGCCATAACAACAGTTTCGAATCTTCCTATCTATAACGAGGATGACTCGGCAGCTCTTAATGCTTGGACTAACTCAGTAAGAGGCAACACCGTTCTTGGAGCTTTCTATGACAATCGCTCTGGATATGGTCCTGCAAAGCTATATATGCCCAAAGGTGTTTATCAGGTTTGCACTACTCCGGTACTTGTATACGCGTCGACAGTAATCGAGTCGGAAGAGGGAAGCACTAATGTAGGAGGTTCATTCTCGCAGTGCAATCCCTCCATTAGTGTTCTTAAGATAAGCGCTAATAACTTCGATCCTCAGGGAATTCCTCATAACTTCGGCAACGGAAACTCATTCTTCAAGCATGTCCAGATTCGTGGAACCTATAATGCTGGAGCGATTACGAGATTTCCCTCTATTCAGTACTTGAATGCGGCTAATCTTCACAGCGACAATCGTTGGGATCATCCTATGTTTGAATCGATCAATGGTCCTGGGTTCGGAATGGGTTATTCTACTACTGGAGTGGGCTCCATAACCGCAGGTGCAACGACCATGACGATTGCGGATGCCTCTACTTTCTGTAGCGCCACATTCGCCGCTTCTATATCTCAACCATGCAATCAAGTGATCATCGTAGGAGCTGGAACTGCGGGGGCAAATCTTACCGTTACGTTTACCGCCGGAGGAACGATTCCAGCAACTCCGCTTCCTGGGAATCCTGGCGGTGCATCATATAGTGTTAATTTCACTCCTGCAATCATTACAACGGTTACGAATCCGGTGATATATCCAATCAAGGATATAAATCAGCATCTAACAATCGAACATGCCGAGATGGACGGGGGGCAATATTTTCTATTAGCTCAGGCTGAGGCTTCTGGAGATGTCCTTGTAGTTGATTCAGAAATTTTTAATGCAAATAATGGGGCCTTGCAGTCTTCTTCTTTACAGCCTTTAAGTTTGAACGTGAACAATCTATATTGCCAGGGATGTGGAGATGCGGTTGCAAGTGGTCCAGTAGGAACCACTGTTTTCTGGTCTGATTCTTCTAATTCAAAACTTAGTAATATCGCTATCAGAAATAGTCAATTTCTTCCTCTAATGCAGGGAGGAATCGAACTCGGAGGCACCATTCAGATATTGAGTGCGAATAGTCTTGCAGTAAGTAATAATCGTTTTTATAACACGGACACTGTGGCTAATTACAAAGCGATATTCGCACAGAATATCTTTGATATTCACATATCAGATAACCAATTCTATTGGGATACGACCTTCAATGCTGGTTGGAATACAAGCAGCCTTATTGAAATCAACGATACTAATTCCCTTGTCCCTACTACTATTATTACGAACAACTCTTTCGTGAATAACTCTGCGACTGCCTTCAATCTCGGAATAGCTCCGGATATCGCTCTTCCTGGCTCAGTAATCGTTGGTAATGCATTCAGGGGTACCGGGACATATACAACACTTTATAATGCGAATATTACCGGAGTAGGTATTCGCAACACATTTACTACCCAAAACTTTGTAGTAAAACAGAGTTCTGTCATACCAACTGTGGCAGGACAGGCTGGTGATATTGTTTGGAATAGTGCACCAGCTCATACGGTTCCAATGGGATGGATTTATTCAGCATCGGTTCCAGGATGGCTCCCAATGGCAAATATACCTTAGGAGAAATATGAAGAAGCTAATCTTTATTCTCGCTTTAATTGGCTCTTCTGTGATTGCCCAACAGTTGCCTTATAACCCCACGCCTGTAACTATCGCCGGACTAGGGGCATCTGGCCTGTATTACAACTATGCTGCTGATCCTGGAACAGGAGCACTCCTTACCGGTACTGGATTCGGTTTTGCCGTGCCTCAAGTTCCTCAGCCACAGCAGACGGTGGCTCTAGCCGGAGCATGCAATAGCGGCCATTCTTGCCTTGTAGCGGTCGACCCTGCAACAGGTGCGATCCTTACGAGCGGCAGCGGTGGTGGTGCTGGAACGGTAACATCCGTCGGAGCTACAGGGACTGCTATCGTCGACGTGACCGTAACAAATCCAACCACTACACCGTTGATTATATTGACGCTTCCGAATCAGGCAGCTAACTGTGCTCTCGGAAATTTCACTGGATCTCCGGCCGCCCCCAGTTGCAGCTCTACACCACAATTCAATGGCGCAAACATCACTGGGATAAACTTCACCCAGATTGGTGGTACGGCATCTATTGCACAGCTTCCGGCCACAGTAATCCAAACAGTAGGGACTGCGACCGCAAATGTGATTCTCAAGAGAACCACTAGCAATACCGCGACCGACTCTTCCTTGACAGACAACGGCACGACCATAACGACGACTGAATCTATCACGGCCCCATCGTTCATCGGGACAGCTACGACAGCCACAAACCTACCTGGAGGCCTTCTGGGTTCTATGCCGTATCAGAGTGCACCAGGGACGACTGCGATGCTTGCAGGAAGCACATCATCAGCGATTGCGGTACTCACACAGACCGGAACCGGGTCTCTCAGTACGGCACCTAACTGGAATGCAGCTACTGGAACGGGGCTGGCCGCATTCGGTACTGCACCTACTCTGACAAATCCGGTAATCACCGGCGGATCGATCAATAACACTCCTATCGGAGCGACGACACGGTCTACAGGACAGTTTACGACCGTGAATTGTACCTCCACGTGCGTAGGCTCGAATATTATGGCCGGTGAAGGCGTCGTTGCTTTCTCTGCAACTCCAGCGTTTTCCTCAGGAACAGTCCAGTCTCAGATCATGATTCTGACTGCAAACGTGACATCATGGACGATGGCGGCGGGTGTAGCAGGCCGAGGATTCACGCTGACGCTATGCCAGAATGCCACTGGAGGTTTTACCGTAGCTGGGACACCAGCAAATGTACGTGGCTTTGGAACGATTGGAACAACTCTGAGTACATGTTCTTCGCAACACTTCACCTATAGCGGAAGCCAGACAGCATGGTTGGCCGATTCGGCGATGGTCATAAATATGTAATACGAGGTACGAAATGAAACGCTTTGGACTTGCCTTAGTCTTGGTCTTCGCATGTATCATTCTCTGCCTGCTGATGAAGAATCACGGAGTATCGGCCCAAGTAATCTCTCCCGTAGGTTCCCCCGCACCAGCCTTACATGGTAATGGACCACCTCCAGCGGCAGTGAATCAGACCTGTAATTCATCTCTGACAAATGTTCTCTATTATCAGAATGATGGTGGATTGGGAATGAAGTTCTGGTTTTGCGACGGTACAACTTGGACACAGAACAACGGAGCAATCACACTTGCAGGTACTTCAGCGGTGATTACATGGGGCCTAATTGGTGCTGGGGCCTGCACCACACAGAACATTACGATTACTGGAGCTGCGGTAGGTCAAGCATCCTATTCGTCTCCTATAGGCGATCCTGGGGCCGGGAATGCACGCATTAGTTCGTGGGTGTCTGCCGCCAATACTGTGACATTACGTGCCTGCAATTATGGCCTCACTAGTTTGGGCTTGAATGCGGTAGCATGGAAAGTGATTATTCCTTCTGTTTGACTTGTCCCACTTTGTCTTTGATCTGCCTCCTGAACACCGAATAAAGGAGAATTTCTCTATACGGAGCCGAGAATGTCCCCACTGCCCGAGTATTTCCCGAATGAAGGAGTCGAGTCTCTTACGATCCTTACAAAAGGTACCGGCGGTGGTAAATCCGTCATAGCTCGTATAGAAGTTCTTGAAGATAGAGATAGGGAACAGAGGATAGGATATGCAGAATATAGACTACAAACCCGTGAATCCATCAGCAGGATTGAGAATGAGATGGATAACCGCATGAAAACATTACAGTTAGACATCGATCAAGAGATGAAGGAAATCCGCAAAGACAATGCGGAGATCGAGAATGAGCGCCATGCTGAGATGAAGAGATATATGCAGGCTATCATTGGGATGCTCTTTATAGCTCTTGGAACGGTTCTCTGGAAGCTGATCGAAAAGTAAGAGCCCCGTCTCCGAGGCCCTACTAGTTATTTAGGGTCTACTGGCTTAGGTGGGTTGATCGGTGGAGGAGAGGGCGGTTTCGGCCCCACTGCTGGACTATAACCGGGAGGAACGATAGGCGGTTTTGGCCCTACCGAAGCTGCTTCAATCACTGACAACATAATGCCCCTTTCTGCGATATAAGATACCGCATACATAGATCATGCACGATAGATAGAGAGGACGCAAAACATCTGCGAATCTCACGGCTATATGCCAATTGTGCGTAAGGAACATGCTGATGTGGATTGTCTCTGGAATGATATAGATCATCATGGCCTGACCGATGAAACTCTTTACTATCAATCTCTTGCATTCGAGATAGGCCAATAAGAAGAGGAAAAATCCTACAATCTCAAAGCTGTAGTAGAGATAGAAATAGGTTATCGGCCCCATTGGCGTCAGAAGAATGTAGTCGCAGAAGACCCGAGCGATCAGCATCGTCATGAGCCAGCGCATCATAAGCGAAGTCTCCCGCCAGATCATGAGCCAGAGAAGAAAAGTGTGAACTAGAATGGTTGACCAAGAAAAGAAGGAATCGATCATACCATCAAGTATAATGGCCCCATGACGCGTATAGCATCATCTCGTGGCCGCGATCTGATCGAGAGCGTAGAAGGCTTGCGGATGAAGGCATACCAAGATGGTAATGGTGTCTGGACCATCGCTTACGGCCATACTGCCAATGTCCACCCCGGCGATACCTGCACACAGGAACAGGCCGATGCCTATCTCGCCGGTGACCTCCATCAGGCTGAATGGGCTGTCAATACCTTCGTAAAGATACCGCTTAACCAGAACCAGTTTGATGCCCTATGTTCCTTTGTTTACAACATCGGATCGGGCAATTTCAGCAAATCGACCATGTTGAAGCTGTTAAACGAAGGGAAGTACGAAGAAGCCGCACAGCAGTTCTTTGTGTGGGTCAAAGTGGCTGGTAAGTTTAGCCAAGGACTCATGAACCGTCGGATCAAGGAAGAAACATTGTTCATGGAGGCAGTATGATCACAGCGTTTTTCGTAAAGGCTTATAACTCAGTCGTTTCCTTCTTCTCATCGGTAAAGGCTTGGTTCAAGAAGATGTTTGTGAGACAGGCATGAACGATCAAGCGGTAACGATAACTCAGATTATTTCTGTGGTGTTGATCGTCTTGGGACTAGGGGCCATAGCCTCGGCAGATCACTTCAACATGCGCGATCTGGCTAATGCTGGAACCGTTGTCGTCGGCGCAGGTGTCGGTTTGCTTACCGGTAAAGCGTTGAGAAATAAGGATCCTCAAGTATGAGTGCCTTCCTGAAGTTGCATGAGAGATTGATTCTTATCGTCCTGGGCCTGCTTGTTGCAGGCTTTCTT